CCAGGCGCTCGAGGCCGAGCGCAAGCAGATCCAGACCGCCACCGAGCAGGCGCAGGCGAAGCGCAACGCGCTGTCCAAGCAGGTCGGCCAGATGAAGGCCAAAGGGAGTGGCGACGCGGCGCCGCTGATGGCCGAGGCCAACGCGCTGGCCGAGCAGATGAAGGTCGGCGCCGAGCGGCTGGAAGTGGTGCAGGCCGAACTCTCGGCGCTGATGATGTCGCTGCCGAACCTGCCGCACGCGAGCGTGCCCGACGGCGCCGACGAGACCGGCAACGTCGAAGTGCGCCGCTGGGGCACGCCGCCGACGTTCGCCTTCGAACCGCGCGACCAGGTGGACATCGGTGCCGCGCTAGGCCTGGACATCGAGACCGGCGCCAGGCTCTCGGGCTCGCGCTTCACGTTCCTGCGCGGCCCGGCCGCGCGGCTGCACCGGGCGCTGGCGCAACTGATGCTCGACACGCACACGCAGGAGCACGGCTACACCGAGTGCTACACGCCCTACATCGTCAACCGCGAGATCCTCGAAGGCACCGGGCAGCTGCCGAAGTTCAAGGAGGACATGTTCTGGGTGTTCCGGGGCGGCGACGCCGACTCGGCCGCGGGTTCGGAGCAGTACCTCATCTCCACCAGCGAGATCCCGCTCACCAACAGCGTGCGCGAGCAGATCCTCGATGCGGCGGCGCTGCCCGTGCGCCTCACCGCGCACAGCCCGTGCTTTCGCAGCGAAGCCGGCAGCGCCGGGCGCGACACGCGCGGCATCATCCGCCAGCACCAGTTCGACAAGGTCGAGATGGTGCAGGTCACGCACCCCGAGCAGAGCTACGCGGCGCTGGAGCAGATGGTCGGCCACGCCGAGGCCATCCTGCGCAAGCTCGAGCTGCCCTACCGCGTGGTGACGCTGTGCACCGGCGACATGGGCTTCGGCGCCGCGAAGACCTACGACCTCGAGGTGTGGCTGCCGGCGCAGCACGCGTACCGCGAGATCAGCTCGTGCAGCAACTGTGAGGCGTTCCAGGCGCGGCGCATGATGGCGCGCTTCAGGCCTGTGGTCGACGGCAAGCCCGGCAAGCCCGAGTTCGTGCACACGCTCAACGGTTCCGGACTGGCTGTCGGCCGCACGCTGGTGGCGGTGCTCGAGAACCACCAGAACGCCGACGGCAGCGTGCGCATTCCCGCGGCGCTGAGACCCTATCTCGGTGGCGCCGAGGTGCTCAAGCCATGAGCGCGGAGGCCACGAACATGGGCCCGCGCGTCGAGGAACTGGCACAGCAACTGCTCGCCGCCTACGACCGGGCTGCGCTCGTGGCGCTGCCATCGGCGGCGCCAGGCGGCATCGACACCGCCGCCGCCTACGCGGTGGGCGAGCGGCTGCGCCGGCTTCGCATCGCGCGCGGCGAGCGGCCGGTCGGTTGGAAGATCGGCTTCACCAACCGGGGCATCTGGCAGCGCTACGGCGTCTACGAGCCGATGTGGGCGCCGGTGTGGGACAGCACGACGGTGCTGCTCGAAGGCACCGAGGCGACGCTGCCGCTGGCGGGCCTGAGCCAGCCGCGCCTGGAGCCGGAAGTGGTCTTCGGCCTCGCGAAGCCGCCCAAGGCCGGCATGACGCTGGATGAACTGCGCGGCTGCGTCGAATGGGTGGCGCACGGCTTCGAGGTTGTGCATACACACTTCGATGGTTGGCGCTTCACGGCACCGGATACCGCCGCCGACTTCGCGCTGCACGGCCGCCTTCGCGTGGGCCCGCGCGTGCCGGTGCACGACTGGACCGCGCTCGCCGCCGACGTCGCCGCGTTGCAGGTGGAGCTGTCCTGCAACGGCGAACCGAAGGACCGCGGCCAGGGCTCGATCGTGCTCGATGGCCCGCTGCACGCGTTGAAGGCGATGGTCGAAGCGATGGCGAAGACGACGCCGCACTGGTCCATTGCCGCCGGCGAAGTGGTGACCACCGGCACCATCACCGATGCCTGGCCGCTGGCGCCGGGCCAGGTGTGGAGTACGCGGCTGTCCGACGCGCGCCTGGCCGGGCTCACGCTGCGAACGGTGGCGTGACCGGGGGACCGGCGGGGGACAGCGCGGCGGATCGAGCGGCGGATTGAGCGGGCCGGTCGGACCGATGGTCCGTTGGCTCGGGCCTCGATCGAGGCGCCACTACAATGGCGCTCCCCGCGCGACCAGCGGGGCTGCATGCAGGAAAGGTGGCAGAGTGGTCGAATGCGCCGGACTCGAAATCCGGTGTACGGTTCTACCGTACCGAGGGTTCGAATCCCTCCCTTTCCGCCAGGTTTTCATAGGTAGATCCAGCCCTGTCAGGCCGCCTTCTTCGAAGTTGATCGACGCCCGCGCTGACCCCGCCCTGACCCCAGGCGCGGCAGCCGGTCCACCGCCAGGCGGGCGCCTTCGGCGGCGCTTTGCAGGTAGCGGCTGGTCACCGTCAGCGAGCTGTGGCCCATCACGTCGCGGATCGTCGGCCCGTCTGCACCTGCCTCTGCCAGCCAGGTGCCGAAGGCGTGCCGCAGATCGTGCAGGCGTAGCTGCGGCAGCCCTGCGGCCTCTCTGGCGGCCCGAAACCGCTTGGTGAGTAGCGAGGCCCCCATCTCGAACGGAACGCGCCTGTGCGCGATCCTGGCGGCCTCGGCCGGCATCGGCACGACCCGCGGCCGCCCCGACTTGCTGCGGCTGTCCACGATCACCACGCCGTCGCGCACGTCCGCCAACGTCAGGCGCAGGATCTCTGAGCGCCTGAGCCCCGTCAGCGCCGCGAACAGGATCAGGTCGCGCGTCAGCGGCTCGGCGGCGTCTGCCAGGCGGCGCACCTGTTCGGGCGTCACGTACAGCTCGCGCGGGCGCTCGCCGGGCACCAGTTCGACCCGGCGGCCCAGCGGCTCATCGGTCCAGCCCCAGCGCTCGGCGAGGTTGGCCACGCGGCGCAGGATGGCCAGCAGCCGGTTGATCGTGGCCGGCGCAACACCGGCAGCCAGGCCCTGGCGCTTGATGCTGTCGGCCACGTCGGGCACGGCCTCGAGGTAGCGCCCGGCGGTGTGAGTGCGCAGGGCCTCGACCCGGTAGCGCAGGTCCTTGGCCCAGCTGCGCAGGCTGCGCGCGCTGGTGTCGATCCAGCGCTGAAGCGCCTGGTCGATCAGGTACCGCGCTTTGCGACCAGCCGCAGCGTCGATGCGGACGCGGCCAAGCGTGACCGCGAGCGCGCGGGCGTCGGTGAGCGTTGCGCCCGCTGGAAGAGTTCGCTCAAGGCGCTGACCGCCTCCGACGCGGATGCGGACCTGGTACCTGTCGCCTCGCTTGCGGATCGACATGCTTGCTCCTGACTGGCGGCAATGTAGCGGTTCAGTTCGGCCGGGTCGATCTTTCGCCGTGCGCGGATGCGCACGATGGCCAGCCGGCCGTCGGCGGCCTCGCGCTCGACGGTGCGCACCGAGACGCCCAGGCGCTCGGCTGCTTCGGCGATGGTCATCAGGTCTGCCACGCCCGCCACACCTCGCCGCGATCGGGGGCCTGCGCAACCGACCGTCGATAACGCTTGATGTTAATAACGGTTTCCGTTATCGTCCGTCCATGATCCTGAGCTTCCAGTGCAGCGACACCGAAGCCTTGTTCAACGGCCGACGCGTCAAGCGCTTTGCCAACATCGAGACGGTGGCGATGCGCAAGCTTCAGCAGCTGCACGCGGCCACGACGCTGGAATTCCTGCGCGTGCCGCCGGGCAACCAGCTCGAAGCCCTGAAGCGCGACCGCAAGGGTCAGCACAGCATCCGCATCAGCGGCCAGTGGCGGCTGTGCTTCGTCTGGGCCGACGGCCACGCGCACCGCGTGGAGATCGTGGACTACCACTGAAGGAACGTGACCATGCCCCGCCGCCAAGTCCCCCTGCAACACCCCGGCACCATCCTGCTCGAAGACTGGCTGGAGCCTCTGGGCATCAGCCAGTACGCGCTGGCCAAGGCCATCGATGTGCCGCCGCGGCGCATCAACGAGATCGTCAAGGGCCTGCGCGGCATCACCGTGGACACCGCGCTGCGCCTGGGCGCGTTCTTCGGCACCGATGCGCAAAGCTGGATCAACTTGCAGACCCACTTCGACACCGAGCGTGCGCGCGAAGCGATGGCCGGAACAATCGAGCGCATTCGGCGCTTCGAACCGACCCCTGCGTAGCGCGGCAGCCAGCCGCATCAGTCGTCCTTCAGCAGATGCCGCCGCACGCCGACGATGCCGTTCATCGCGCCCTCGGCGTCGGCGGAAGCGAGCATCACCATCTCCACGCACAGCAGTGCCGCGTCGATGGCCTGCACACTCGCCGGGTTGTGGCTCAGGCGCCGGCGCCGTCCTAGGTAAGCACGTGCGGCGGCGAGGTCGGCTGTGGTCACGCCGGCAATCCTTTACGCCGCCAACTTCGCAGGCGCCGCCTGCGTTGGCGCGAACGTCAGCCGGCGGTGCAGCTCGCGCGTGGCGCGCACGTCGTCGGCGCAGTAGCGCGCCACCTCGGCCAGGCGGCCGTCGCGCACGGCGGGCCACACGTCGGCGCCGCTCATCGTCTTGCCGGCCAGGCCGAGCACGCGGCACAGGCGGTCCAGGCCGATCGTGCCGCGCTCGCCGGCCCACGTGAGCATGGTGTCGAACACCGCCTCGCTCCAGGGCTTGGCGTTCTTCGGCCACCAGAACGGCGGCGGCACGCCGTGCACCACCGCCCGGCGCCAGAGGAATGGCAGGTCGAAGCTGATGAGGTTGTGGCCCACCAGCACGGGCTTCAGACCGTGCAGTGCTCGGCTATGTGGCGGCCGACGAGCTGCGCACCTGATGCAGTTCGACTCGCCGCGCGGCAGCACGGAAGCGCCACGGCTGCCGTTCTCGGTCCCGTTCGAGGAGGCCATCGCCTGGGCGCTCGCGCGCCGCGCGGTGCTGCCAGATGAGTTCTACGGCGCGCGGCCGCAGTCGGTGCGCGCGCGCAGCTTTGCCATCAGCGGCCTTGCCACGCTCGACCAGGTGCAGGCGGTGGCCGACAGCCTGGCTGACGCCACTGCCGCCGGCGAGACCTTCGCTCAGTGGCAGCGCCGCATGCGAGAAGAGCAGCCCGAGGTCTTCAGCCTGGGGCGCGCGCGGCGCGAGCTGATCTTCCGCAACGCCGTGCAGACCCACTACGGCATCGGCCGCACGATCCAGCAGCGGGCCAACGCCGCGGCGCGCGGCTACCTGATGTGGGACGCGATCAACGACAGCCGCACGCGGCCAGCGCACGCAGCGATGGATGGGCACGTCGCGCCGATCGACGCCGAGATCTGGAAGCGCTGGCATCCCCCTGCGGGGCATAACTGCCTTCTGCCCGGGACGCGCGTCCGCGGCGACTTCAGGATCGGGCTACAGACCCCGTACGCGGGGCCAGCCGTGGAGGTGCTGACCCGTTCTGGTGCTCGTCTTGCCGTCACGGGAAATCACCCCGTAGTGACCCGCGATGGCTGGGTCGCCGCGAAGGACATCAAGATCGGCGACGAGTTGCTTCGCTACGGCAGAGTAGTCGATTCCCTTGCGCTTACCGTCGAGCACGATCAGCAATCGCCACCCACGGTTGAACAGGTATTCGATGCGCTCGCGTGTGAGGCTCTTGGAGTGGCAGATTGCTCTGCGTTCAAGCTCCACGGCGACGCGCAATTCGGTGAAGGCGAAGTCCACGTTGCGGGCGCCGACGGGGAACTGATGCACGGGGTTCAGCCCGTGCGCGACCATCGCCGCCATCAGCGGGGCCTCGAATCGGCTCGCGATCGGGTTGTGTACGGCTCTGGACATGCCGAGCGCTCTACGCTCGCCAGCGCGCGTACCACCTTTGCTGTGCTTCCGCAGGATTCGCTGCACGTTCCCCTTGGACGTCCCGACAGCCTTGGCAACGACGGCCGTGCCGACAGGGAGCAACTCGTAGATCCGCGGAACGATGGCGGCCAGTGTCTCGTCGCGCCGGTCAGCAGCGCGCCATGCGGCGCCGCACTGGCGCTCGACGGCTTTGCGGTCGCGCTTGATCGCGGCCCACTTCATCAACTCGGCTTCGCTGCGCCCTCGAATCTGCGCCCCGTGCCGAATGAGCAGCTCGCGCATGGTGCTGCGGACAACGCCGGCTTGCGCGGCAAGAGCCTTCTCGCTCGCGCCTTCGCGGTACTGTCGCAGCAGCTCGGCCATGTTCTCTGGCGTCCGTTTCGGCCCAGGCCTGGGTCGCTTCCGGCGCATGGCGTAGCTGTCCTGCGGCGTGCGGCGTTGAACACCGGCATCGCGCAGCAGACGGCGGAACAGGCACTCGCTCACGGCGGCCTCTTTAAGGCGCTGGCGCATGGGTCGCCCGGCGAGGTAAGCGCGGATCAAGTCATCAGCGTTCGGCACTTCACGTTTCGCGGGCATGTGTACGATTTCGAGACTGCGCAAGGGTGGCTTGCTGCCAATGGCGTGATTGTATCTAACTGCCGCTGCACGCGCGTGGCGCTGACAGAGGCGCAGGCGCAGCGCCGCGGGCTGGGTAAGGCGGCGCCGGCGGCCGAGCCGGACAAGGGGTGGGAGGGGGACCCGACCGAGAGCAACGAGGACCTGGTGCGCGTCATCGAGGCGCGCCGTGCGGCGTGTGGCACGTTCGCGTCGCGCCGGCGCCGCTCAGGCTGGAACGTGGACTGTGCGCCACAGGGCGATGACAGCTTGCTGGCGGGGCGCACGGCGCTGGGCCATGCGGCGCCGATGCCGCCGCCGCGCGCGCTCAATCTGCCGCTGTTGCGCACGGCTGCGCCGGACGACACCTGGCACGCATTCATGACGGCACTCGGCGCCCCGCTGGAACGCGAAGTAACGATCGAAACCAGCTTCGGCAAGCAACTACTGGTATCGCGCATGATGTTCACCGACCATAAGACCGGCGCCAGCAAGCTCGGCAAGCGCGGCCGCAGTGCCTATCTGCTGTACATCGCCGAGGCCATCCTGCGGCCCGACGAGGCATGGATACGCACCGGCTCGTTTGGAGACCGCACGTTACTCCTGCTGGCGCGCTTTCTGCGTGGGCGCGAGGACTTTGGCGTCGTCGCAGCATTCAAGGAAGCAGGGCATGCGTGGGAAGGCTGGAGCGCGTATCAGTCTCCGCAGGCGCACTACATCGCTACAAAGCGCGACGGGGTTCTCGTGTTTCGTCGCCCAGAAACGTGAAAGGCAGGTGGTGTCACCTGCCTTCCCCAGCCCCTCCTTGCTCAAGCCGACACCGGCTCATTCGGGGCTGTTACGGCGATGATGCTACCTCACGCCGCCCGCACCGGCAACAGCCCCGCCAGCACGTAGCGCTGCCCGTCGCTGGCATCAGCCTGCGCGCGCACCTTGTAGGTGACGCCGGCAACGCCGCCCACGACCTGCTGCAACACCTTCGTCCCGCTGACCGTGGGTGCGCCACTGAGCACGCTGGCGGCACTCGCGTCGGTGCCGTCGTGCACGCTGATGGCGGTGGCAGGCCCCGAGATCGTCACGCCCTCGGCGAGCAGTGCGGCGAAGTCGAAGCCGAGCATGATGATCTCGGCGCTGTCCTTGGGGCTGAAGGCGGCCGGTGCGAGGATGCTGGTGCTGGTGGTCATGGGATCTCCTGGTGCCTGCGCGCGGCGATGAGGGAAGTAGTACGCTGCGCGGCGAGAACTGCTGTGGCTCGCGGCGAGGCATGCAAGTCGAAGCCTGGCGAGGGCGCCAATGGCCCCGCGCTGAGGCGGGTCGCCGTGCCCGCAATGGTGACCGCCGGGGACAGCAGTGCGCCGCTGGTTGCGTGCAGCATGAAGTGCCCGGCCGTGCCAGCCAGCGTGGCCGCGGAAGCGGCCAGCACACTGGACGCCGCATGATTGTGCGCAGCTGTGCCTGCCCCAGCCGCAGCTTGCGACGCAAGAGCGCCAGAGGTGGCGTGCAGCGTCAGATGCGCCGAACTGCCTGCCAGCGCAGCCGCGGCGGCGGCAAGCGTGCCAGTGGCGACGTGCGACTGCGCAGCAGCGCCGCTGATTGAGGCAGCAACGGCGGCCAGGGCGCCAGCGCTCGCGTGCGGGTGAGCGGCTGCGCCGCCCACCGCAGACGCCTGCGCCGCAATGGCGGCTGACGTGGCGTGCAGCGTCGCGTGCGCTGCGCTGCCTGCCAGTGTGGCAGCGGGGGCCGACAGCACACCGCCAGCGCCGTGGTGATGCGCCGCGGCACAGACGACGGCCGCAGCCTGCGCTGCGAGCGTGCCGCTCGTGCCGTGGCTTGCTCCGGCCGCGCTGCGCGTTGCGCTGCCGGAGATCGTGCCCGCGGCGGCGGCAATAGCACCGGCCGCGGCGTGCTGGTGCGCTGCGCCACCGCTGATGCCAGCCGATGATGCCGCGAACGTGCCGCTGCTCGTGTGCAGCGTGAGGTGACTCGCCGTGCCGGCCGCGCTCGCACTGGCCGCCGCGAGGCTTCCTGAGGCGGTGTGCCGATGAGCGGCTATGCCCGCAACGGCGGCGGCCTGGGATGCCAGCGCGCCGCTGCAAGCGTGCAATGTCAGGTGGGCCGTCGTACCTGCGATGCTCGCCGCGGCGGCAGCGAGACTGCCCGCCGCGTCGTGACCTGCCTGCGCCGCCACACCGGCGACGCCGGCCGCCTGTGCCGTCATGGACCCGCTTGCCGCATGCGGATGCACCGCGGCGCCGGCCATCGTCGCGGTCTGCGCCGACAGCGCCCCTGATGACGCGTGCGATGTCGAGTGCGCCGCCGCCCCCGTCACACTGGCTGCCTGGGCCGGCAGGGCGCCAGATGCAGCATGCACCGTCAGATGCGCCGCGGTGCCCGCGACCGATGCGCCACCCGCGGGGAGGCTGCCGCTTGTCGCGTGCGATGCGCTCCCGCTGTCCGTCGAGCTCTGGTACTGCCCCGCCGTGCCCGCTCCCAGCGGCCCCGCGCCCGGCAGCGCCACGGTGCGCGGACCCGTGCCCGTCGTCACCCAGCCGGTCGAGCCCGACTTGATCTCGACGGCGATGACGCCCCAGTTCGTCGAGGCGCCCGCCGTCGCATCAACGCTCGTGTCGTTGTCGCTGCGCCACTCGGAGAGCGTCAGCAGGCCCACCGTGGGGCCTTGGAAGTTGTGCAGCGACGTGAAGCCGCTGCCCACGCTCAGCGGGTAGCCGGCGCCCCCGGACGCGACCGCGCCATAGGTCGCGTTGCCGGCCGAGCCGAACGCGCCCAGCGTCGCCGCCGGCGCAGCACTGGCGCCTGCGGCCTTGACCTCCTGCACCACGGCACCGCTGCCGTTGGTGCCGCTCGTGTCTACGCCATCGAACTCGGTGAGCGACCAGCAGATTTCAAGCTGATCCTGCCCCGCGCCGAAGTCGATCGTCAGCGCTCCGGTGCTCGGTGACGCACCGAGCGCGCGGAACAGCATCTGCGTGTCACCGCCGCCAACGTCGTAGTTGTGCTGCTCGACGCTGACCCAGGTCAGCCCGCAGCCTGTGACGGTGGCGTATGCCGGCCCGCCGACAGGGTGCGCCTGCACATGCAGCAGCAGCAGCCGGTTAGAGCCCGGCGAGACGCTTGCCGTCGTCGCCGACGTGCCGGTCGTGCCGTCCGACCCGCTGGTGAGGACGTTCGCGGAGACGGCCATGAGCCGGCCTCAGATCACACGAGCGCCTTGGTCCACTCGATCGACATGTAGTCGATGTCGAAGATCGCCTGCGCCGTCGTGCCGCTCTTGGTGCCGATGATGCCGTGCCCCGTCTCGCGGCCGGCGGCCGTGGGGATGTTGGCCGAGTTGGTTTGCGTGCCGAGCTGGTTGCCCGTGTCGTCGAAGAGCGTGAACACCACGTTCGCCGCGGTGCGATCGACGACGATCTTGGCGCGGTACCATGTGTTCGCGCTCAGCGTGGCAATCGTGCTGCTGGTCGTGCGCGTCGAGTTGCTGCTCGTCTTGCCCACTGCGGCGCCGGTGCTCGGAATCTCGATGTAGGCGCCATCCACACAGTCCGTGCTCGTGCCCGTGTCGATGAAGCCGAGGCGCACCGTCGCCGTCGTCAGGTCCACGACGCGGAAGACGAATTCGGCTACCTCGCCGCCGGCCAGCAGGATTGCCGCCGTGTCCGTGCGGATGTAGCCGCCGGAGTTGGTCGTTGTGCTCGACGTGATGCGCAAGATGCCCGGATGCGTGCCGGTGGCCGCCGTCTTGCTCTGCGTGCCGCTGCTCACGAGCGACAGATCCCACGGCGCATAGCTCGCCTCGCCCGTGTCGGCGGTCGCCGCGCCGAGGAAGTCGGTCCAAATGAATGGCGTGAGCCGGAACGTGCTGCCGGTGTACTTGCGCCGTACCGCCGAGCTGCGCCAGCGCGCCGACGTGCCGTCGTAGGTGAGGATGCAGCCCGAACCCGGCTCAAGGATCAGGTCGTTGTCGAGCAGGAAACGGTTCGCGGCGGTCGAACTCGTGTCCTCGGCGTTGAGGATCAGGTCTCCGTCGCCGTTGAGCGCGCTGACGTTCTGGATTTCGATGACGCGGCCGTCGTAGCCGCCCGCGAGGCCGGTGATCTTGCGCGCCTGGTCCGTGCTCAGGCGCAGCACATTGCCCATCGACAGGCCCGTGGGGCTGTAGTCGTTCTGGTTCGCGGTGATCTGCGAGGGCGACAGCGTGGTGTAGGGCACGTCGGTGATGCCCACGCGCTTGGTCCCCGCGGCGAGGCTGACTGCGGCATTGGCGTTGCTCGACCTGAGCACGGTCGTGCGCGTGAGCGTGTTGGTGCCCGAGTAGGTGCCGAACCCCGTCTCGTAGTCGCCGGTCGCGTTGCCGTTCGCATCCACCGCCTCGATGTAGTACAGGCACGTGTCGTTCGTCGAGCACACGCTCGCGAACGCGCGAAACCCCGTCAGCGCGCCGTCCAGCGTCAGCGCGCCCGTGCCGGTCGTCGTCGTTGTTTCGAGGACGCGGACTTCGGCAACGTGGGCCATTGCCTCACGCGCCTCACGCCGGCGCCGAGTACGTCAGCGACGAGCAACTCACTGTGTCTCCGGCGCCCACCGTGAGGCCGCCCGACATGTTGATGTCGCTCGAGCTGGCCGCCACCGCGCAGTGCACGACCACTGTGCCGCCGCTGGTTTGCAGCGTCGCGTTGGCCACCGCCGAAGCGTTGCCGGCGGCGTTGGTGTCGCTGGTGATGGCGTTGGCGGTGATCGTGCCGCTTGAGGCGGCGCCGAAAGGCGTGGCCGACATGACGAGCGTCGCCACGGCAGTGCCGGGCGAAGCGACGGTGCCACTGAGGCGAAAGACGAGGCGCGGGCTGGCACCGAGCGCCGTGGTGATGGCATCGGCGAGCGTGTTGCGCATCGCGGTGGAGTGGGTGACAGCCATGAATCAGGCCTCCTTCGGTTGATCGCCCATCGTGAGCGTGTGGTGTTCCACCTTGCCGGTGCCGGCGCGGATGATGGTCACTTGCGCGGTGAGCGTGCCGCCCTGCGCTTTGAGCAGCGCCGCGCCTTCTTCGAGGGTCACGGGCTTGCCCGCAGGGATGCGCCCGGCCGTGCCGCCCATCGTTGCCGGGCCAGAGTCCACGTTGTTGCTGTTCATTCTGTTTCGCTTCTGGGCGCGGTCGCGCCGCGAGCGCCAATCCTCGGCGCTCGACATAGGGCAGCGCATGCGGACATTTGTCCGCATGACAGCGCTGACGGCCGCGCCGACAGTGCCGGCCATGCCGTCATCGAGCCGCCAGACCATCGAGGTGCCGCCCGCCGGGTTGCGCTTCGCCGCGCCTGTCGCGCTGGCCGCGGCCAGCGCCGGCGCGCGCCGCTTCTCGGGCGTGGCCTACAGCGGCAACGTCATCACCGATCACGGGTATTGGGAGGCGGTGACGTTCGACCTGGCCGGCGTGACCGCCGCCGCGCCGATGCCGCTGTTGCTTCAGCACGACCAGGACCGGCAGATCGGCGTCATCGACAGCGTGGTCAACGACGGACAGCAGATCGCCATCGGCGGCAAGCTCTTCACAGGCATCGACCCGTCGGCTGACGCGGTGGCGGCCAAGGCCGACGCCGGCGCGCCGTGGCAGATGAGCGTGGGCATCTTCCCCGACCGCATCGAGAACACGCGCCCGACTGACGGCGACGTTTCTGTCAACGGCCGTCCGGTGCCGGGAGGCACCACGATCTTTCGCAGCGCCCGCGTGCGCGAGGTGAGCTTCGTCGCGCTCGGGGCCGATCCGGCGACCAGGGCGCTCGTCTTCAACGCCGGCGGCAACTACGTCGCCGAACTCGTCAACCAGAAGGAGCCGCCCGTGAGCGACACCAACAGCGAAGCGGCCGCGCAACTTGCCGCCGTCACCGCCGAACTCGGCGTCGAGAAGGCCGCACGCGTCGCCGCCGAGACCAAGCTGAGCGAGTTGCAAGAGCAGTTCGCCGCCCACCAGCGCGCCGAACGCGAAGCGTGCGTGAAGCAGCTGCTCGGCGATGAAGGGTTCAGCGCCGAGAAGGCCAAGCCATACATCGACATGACGCCCGAGCAGTTCGCCGCCGTGCAGGCCGCGATGGGCGCGCTCAAGAGCCGCATGCCCGAGGGCTTCACCTCTGAGAAGGCCACGCAGGGCCAGCCCGCCAGCAAGGCCCTCACCGCCGACGCCATCACCAAGTTCCGACGCGAACACCCCGGCGCCAGCTACGAGCAGGCCTTCGCCGCGCTCAAGGGCGTGAATGCCGCTGCGCTGCCGCAGCACTTCTGAGGAGAAGGACCATGGATCGCACGCTCATCAAGAACTACACCGCCGCGGCCACGGTCACCGTGCGCCGGTGCGTCAAGTTCGACGCCACCACCCCGAACCCGAACGTGCAGCCGGCCGCTGCTGCCACGGACGCCATCGTCGGCATCAGCACCATGGTCGGCGACAGCGGCGGCGCCACGGTGGCCGCCGGCAACCGCGTCGACGTGGTGCTCAACGGCGTCACCGAGGCCGAAGCCGGCGCGTCCTTCGCCGCCGGCGTGCTGCTCAGCAGCGACGCGTCGGGCCGCGTCATCACCGCGGCCGCCTCGGCGGGCAGCAACGTGCGCGTGGTCGGCGTGGCGCTCCAGCCGGCCGGCGCCGCCGGCGACATCGTGCAGGTGTCGGTGCAGCCCGCCAGCTTCCAGGGCTGACGCCCGGCCTCATCAGGAGAACCTCAAATGGCCCAGACGCCGTTCCCCATCAGCCCCGACCTCACCCAGGTCGCCATCGCCTATGCCAACGAGGCGATGGTCGCCGACCAGGTGCTGCCGCGCATCACGGTGGGCAAGCAGGACTTCAAGTACTTCAAGTCCAACCTCGTCGACCCGTTCACGGTGCCCGACACCCGCGTGGGCCGCAAGAGCAAGCCCAACATGGTGGAGACCGGTGGCACCGAGGTCACCGACAGCACGGTGGACTACGCGCTGGACGACGCCATCCCGCAGGCTGACCTGGCCAATGCCGACTCGCGCTGGAACCCGCGCGTGCGCGCCGTCACCTACATCGCCGACCTGCTGGCACTGGATCGTGAAGTGCGTGTGGCCAACCTCGTCACGACGCTGGCTAACTACCCGGCGGCGCAGCGCGCCACGTTGAGCGGCACCAGCCAGTGGAGCGACACGGCCAACAGCAACCCCATCAGCGCGATCTTCGCCGCGATGGACCTGATGGTGATGCGGCCCAACACCATTGTCATGGGCCGCGCGGTGTTCACGCAGCTCCTTCAGCACCCGAAGGTCGTGCAGGCCGTCTTCAAGACGAGCCAGAACGCAGGCGTCGTGCAGCGCCAGGCGATCGCCGACCTGTTCGAGATCCCGAACATCGTCGTCGGCGAGGGCTGGGTGAACACCGCCCGCAAGGGCCAGGCGGCGGCGTACTCGCGCTGCTGGGGCAAGCACTGCGCGCTGCTCAACGTGGACGCCACGGGCAACCGCACGTTCGGCTTCACTGCGCAGTTCGGCCAGCGCGTGGCCGGCAGCGAGTTCGACCGCGACATCGGCATGCGCGGCGGCGAGGTGGTGCGCGTTGGCGAGTCGGTCAAGGAAGTGATCGCCGAGTCGACGCTGGGCTACTTCTTCCAGAACGCGGTGGCGTGATGGCGGCGGGCTCCCCCAAGAGTAACGGCGCGGCGCTGTTCGCGCTGGGCACGATCTACCACGACGGCAAGCGCTTCGAGGCCGGCGACAAGCTGCCGGCCATGTCCGCCGAGACCGAAGAGGCGCTTCGCGCGGCCGGCGTCGTCTCGGCCGCGCCGCCCGAACAGGATCCGCAGCCGACGGGTTCGGCTGCCTGAGGCCCCATGGCCTACGTGACCCTTGTCGACATGACCGCTCGCTTCGGTGTTGACGAGCTGCGCCAGCTCACCGACCGCGCTATGCCGCAGCAAGGGGCCATCGTGCAGGCGGTGCTCGACAACGCCATCGGCGACGCCGGCGCCGCGATCGACAGCCACCTCGGCGCTCGCTACGCGGTGCCGCTGGCCGGCACGTTGCCTCCCGAGCTGGTGCGCGTGGCGTGCGACCTGGCGCGCTTCTTCCTGCACGACCTGTCGGTGCCCGAGCCCGTGCGCGAGCGCTACGAAGACGGCATGCGCTGGCTGCGCGACGTGGCCGGCGGCAAGCTGCCGCTGGTGGGAGTTGACGGCGCGCTCGTGGGCGAGCGCTCCGAGCCCTACGCCAGCAGTTCCAGCGTGGCCGCATACCCGACCGGCGCTGTTTTCGGCGCCGCCTTCGCGGGGGCGTGGCAGCCGTGAAGATCGACTTCCGCGTCGATGACCTGGCGGTGCAGCGCACGCTGGCGCGGCTGGGCGAGCGTGCGCGCAACCTGGCGCCCGTCTTTCGCGAGATCGGCGAGGGCGTCAAGGCCGAAGCGCAGATCGGCTTCAAGAGCAGCACCGATCCCTACGGCCGCGCGTGGCACCCGCTGGCCAAGGCCACCATCGCGCGCCGCCGCAAGGGCAGCAGCAAGCCACTGCTGGATACCGGCCGCCTGCGCAACAGCATCGCCAGCCGCCTGCTGGGCGCCGGCGGCGTGGAGGTGGGAACGAATCTGAAGTACGCCGCCATCCACCAGTTCGGCGGCAAGGCCGGGCGCGGGCTGACGGTCAGCATCCCGGCGCGCCCCTACATCGCGACCCCCGAGCGCGGCCTGCCGCGCGAGTATGGCGAGGTGATCCGCGACGCGCTGGCGCGCTACTTCGCAAAGGTGTGATGTGATCGACTGCACGATCGCCGTCGCCGAGCGTCTGCGCACGCACGCCGGCGAGTCGTTCGCCAGCGTCGGCCTGCTCGCCAGTTTCGCCGCGCTCGATGGGCTGCCGCGCACGACGCCGGCGGCCTACGTGCTGCCGCTGCGCATCGATGCCGAGGACAACTCGGTGATCACCGGCGTGACGCAGACCCTCACGCTCACCTTCGGCGTGCTGCTGCTGGCGCGCCACGCTGGCGACGCAAGCGGCGCCAAGGCCACCGAGCAGCTCGAAGCGCTGCGCAGCGCGGCGGCAGCAGCGCTCGTGGCGTGGACGCCCGAGGGCTGTCTCGAACCCATCCAGTTCGCCGGCGGTGAGATCGTGCAAGCCGACGCCGGCCTCGTGGTCTGGCGTGACGACTTCGTCGTCACGCGCTTGGCCTCGTTCGATACTCAGACCTGAACACAAGGAGTTCCTCATGGCCAAGATCAAAGCCGTCGGCCTGACGCTGGCGATCGCCTCGGCCTATGCCACATCGCTGCCCTTCACGGCGGCGAGCAACGCGGCCGAGACGGTGCTCAGCATGACCAGCACGACCGGCCTGGCCGCGGGCGACTACGTGGAGGTCACCAGCGCCTGGAGCCTGCTGGACCAGCGCATCGCGCGCGTCAAGACCGTCGTCGCCAGCACCAGCATCACGCTGGAGCTGATCGACACGAGCGACACGTCCAAGTTCCCGGCCGCCGGCGGCGTGGGCGCCAGTGCCGGCGTGCGCAAGATCAGCACCTGGACGCAGATCACGCAGCTCACCTCCAACCTGCAAACCAGCGGCGGCGAGCAGCAGTTCGCCGACGTGACCGAGATCAGCGACCTGACGCAGCGGCAGATCCCCACCACGCGCAGCGCAGTGACGATGACGGCGCCCGTGTACTTCGATCCGGCTCTGAGCTGGGTGGCCACGGTGCGCTCGGCGGCCGACTCGGGCGCGGCCAAGGGCATGCTGATGGTCTACCCCGGCGGCAGCCGCACGGTGGGCAACGCCTACTGGGGCCTGCGCGAGATCCCGACCATCGAGGACTCGACGCTGCGCGGCGAGGTGACGTTGTCGTTCGCCTCGCTGCCGGTGGTCTACCCGACTTGACGGGGCCGCGCCTGTGGCCCTGAAGATCAACCCGGCGCCGGCCTTCGAGTTCGATGCGCAGCTCACCGTGCCAGGCGCCGCGCAGCCCGCGACGGTGCGCGTCACGGCCAGGCACAAGGGCCGCGAGGCGCTTGCCGCGTGGATGGAAAGCGCCGCGGGCAGCACCGACCCGGCGTTTCTCGGCGCGGTGTTCTCCGGCTGGGCTGGCGTGCTCGATGCCGATGGCGCCGAGGTGCCATTCAGCCCCGAGGCGCTGGCGCGCTTGCTCGACGCCTACCCGGCGGCCGGGCGCGAGCTGCTCGAGCAGTACCTGGCTGCGCTCACGGAGAGCCGGCGAAAAAACTGATCGCCGCCGCCGAGTGGCTGTACAGCAAGCCACCGGACGAGGCGGCGCTCCAGGTCTTCGGCGCGGCGGCCTTCGAGCACGAGGCGCCGGAGCTGTGGCCATGCTGCGCGCTTGCCGTGGAGGTGTTCTGCGCCTTAGGCACGCAGTGGCGCATCGGCCCGAGCGGGCAGCCGTACGGGCTGGATCACGCTGCGGTGGAGGCGACGCTGCGCATGCTCGGCGTGCCGCGCCGGCAGTGGCGCGAGCTGCTGGCCGACCTGGCGGCGATGGAGCGCGCGGCGGTGGAGGAGATGCGGGGGTGAGCTACCGGCCCAGCAGCGCCTTGAAGACGCCGGCCAGCTCGAGCAGGAAGGCCAGCGGGAACAGCACCGCGCTCCCGATGGCCACAAGCGCCATCACGCTGCTGCCAGGCCACTGCATGAGTTGCGTGAGGAACAGCAAGACCAGGCTGGCGAGCGTGATCTGGGCGACGGCAATCGAGACAGGCATGCGGAGAAGTTTGCCATGACGCAGCCCAGCGTGGTGATTCGGCTTTCGGCCGTCGGCCAGGGGCAGGTGGAGCAGGCGCTCGGAGGCGTCGAGGCCGGGCTCGGCAAGGTCCAAGGGGCCATCCAGAAGGCGAGCCACTACGGCGGTGCGCTGGCGGTGGCGCTCGGAACAGACCTCCTTGGTCGCCTAGGCGCCATCGGCCGTTCGGCGGTCCAGGCTGCCGACGACATGACGAACATGGCGTCGCGGCTGGGCCTGGTGAGCGGCTCCGCCGTGCACGTGGCGCAGGCGCAGGCGCGACTGTTCGAAATCGCCCAGTCGTCGCGCATGTCGTTCGTCGCCTTGGCCGACACCTACGGCGCGCTGGCACGGGCGGGCAGCAACCTCGGTGTGTCTCAGGACCGCATGCTGACGGTCACCGAGGCCGTCGCGCAGGCGATGGCGCTTTCTGGCGGATCCGCGGAGTCGATGCGTGCCGCCCTCGTGCAACTTGGCCAGGGCCTGGCCAGCGGCACGCTGCGCGGCGAAGAGCTGAACTCCATCATGGAGCAGGCGCCGCGGCTGGCCCAGGCCATGGCCGATGGGCTCGGGGTGCCGCTCGGCAGGCTGCGGTCGTTGGGCGAGCAGGGCAAGCTGACTTCCCAGGAGGTGATCCGCGCACTGGAGAAGTCCGGCCCGCAGCTCGCCAAGGAGCTGGCCCAAAGCACGCTGACCGTCGGCCAGGCAATGACGACGTTGGGCAACAGCGTCACACGCGCGATAGGCCAACTCGACAAGACCACCGGCTCTTCGGCCGCTGCGGCATCGGCGCTGAAGGCGTTGTCAGGCGGTATCGATGCGGTAGGCAAGGCTGCGCGGGAGAACGAGGGCGCGATCAAGCTCATCGGCGGCGTCATCACCGGCACGGCCACTGCGGCCGCCCTTGTCGCCTCGCTGGCTGGCGTGCGCCTGGCAATTGCTGCGATCGGCGGCGCACTGGTGGCGCACCCTGCGGTGGCCATTCTTCTCGGCATCGGTGCGGCCGTGGGCGCCGTCGTGTCCGTCGTGGCGCGCCGGCGCGAGGAGATGCAAAGCCTCGCCGGCAAGATGCAGGAGCTTGGCATCGAGGAGGACAAGCTCGCGCGCCGTCGCGCCATGCGGGGCGAGAACAACATGAGCGACCCCTTGAGCGTCGCCATGGAGGGCAATGTCGCAAGGCTGCGCCAGGAAGTGCTGGACGCCAAGCAGCGCGCGCGGGACGAGTTTCGCAAGTTCGAGGCGGCTGACATGGGCAGGGCGAGCGGGCCTTTTCCTGGCGCCAAGGACCTGGACGAGGTGCGCAAGTACTTCGAGACCGACATCGACATCCGCCGCAAGTACGCCGACGAACGCCGTGAGGTCGAGCAGTCGTTCCAGCAGCGGATCTTCCAGACTTCCGACGACACGGAGCGCGCGGCGCTGCAATCGGAGTTGCGCAAGCGGCTGGCCGGCATGCGTCAGCAGGAGGCTGCTGATCTTGACCAGCTTGCCGCCAAGCGCTCGGCTGATGTCCGCGCCGCGGCTGCGGCGGCGGCGAAGCTGTCGCTCTCCGAGCAGGAGAGCATTTCTGGCGAGAACATCCGCCGCAGCAAGCGCGAACTGGAAGCGCTGGAGGAGGACAACCGCGCCGGCATCGTGTCGGCAACTCAGTACGCAGAGAAGAAGCTCGCGCTGGAGCGCGCGGTGCTGGCAGAGGAGATTCGCATCGCTGAGGCGCGGCTGCGCGCCGAGCAGGCGACGCCGGCCAATCCCGGCGCCGGCGGCGCGGACACCAAGACGGCAGCGCTCGTGGCGCTCAGGGGACAACTCGCGGCGCTGCGCGAGCAAGAGGCTGCCGCGAGCACTCGTGCCGACGATGACCTCGAGCGCCTCGACAAAGCGCAGCTTGCGCGCACGCTACAGGAGAACAAGGACTATCACCGCCAGCGCCTCGATGCGGCGCTCGGCAGCGTCACGGCCCTCATCGAAGCCAACCGCGCCGGCAACATCGCCTTGATCCACGACGACCGCGCGCGCGGCGAGGCGCAGATCGCGCTGTTCCGCGAGCAGGAGCTGGCCAAGATCGAGGCGCTGAAGAAGAGCAACGACCCCGAGGAGTACGCGCGTGCGCAGGAGGCTGTGAACGAGGCGGTGCGCCAGAAGCAGGTCGAGCTCACCGAGAGCCTCAAGCCCGAGTGGCAGCGCATGCTCGAAGGCTGGAAGGACACGGCAAAGCTGATGAAGGCAGCCATGGACAACGCCATGACTGGCACGCTCAAGGGCGCCGAGGATGCGTTCGTGAGCCTCGTCACCACGGGCAAGGCGAACCTGAAGAGCCTGGTCAACGTGGCCATCGCCGAGTTTGCGCGCGCGCAGTTCCGCCAGGCGATGGCGGGGCTGGTGAAGTGGGCAGCAGGGGCGTTCGGCCCGAGCAACACGCAGGGCGCCGGCGGCGACGCGATCAAGAACGCGCTGGGCGGCGTCTTTGCCCCGGCCGGCAGCCTCGCCTTCGCCGCCGGCGGCGTCGTCACCGGCCCCACGAACTTCCACTTCGCCCAGGGCGGCGCGCTGCGCAAGGGGCTCATGGGGGAGGCCGGGCCCGAGGCCATCATGCCGCTGCGGCGCGCGGCCGACGGCAGCCTCGGCGTCGTCGCGCAGGGCAGCGGCGGCACGACCTTCAACATCACCGTCGCCGGCGACGCCACGGCCAACACCGTGCGCATGATCGAGACGGCGCTGGCGAAGTACGACCGGCAGCGCCGGCAGCGCGGGGACTGAAGCCGTGGCCACGCTCGACTGGCCCAGCGGAGCCGCCTGGCGGCCCATGCGCGTGCGCTTCGGCGTCAACACGCCCAAGAGCGCCTGGCGCGCCTTCTACACCGGTCAGCGGCAGAGCGTGAGCCACCTCGCGGACCGGCTGCGCCCCACGTTGTGGCTGCCGCCGGCGCGCACGCCGGCCGTCGCTGGCGCGCGCGAAGCGTTCCTCGCCGGCATCTCCAGCACCGGCGACTGGGTGCGCTTCGGACACTTCCGCCGCCCCGTGCCGCTGGGCACGGCGCGCGGCACGATGACGCTGGCCAGCTCGGCCGCTGCGGGCGCGCGCACCGTCGTCATCAACGGCGTGACGCCGGTGAGCACCGGCACGCTGCTGGCCGGCGACCTGCTCGGCATCGGCGGCAACCTGCTCATGGTGGCGGCCGACTGCACGGCCAACGGCAGCGGCCAGGTCACGGCCACGCTCGTGACGCCGCTGCTCGCCGCGGCCAGCTCGGGCGCCACGGTGACGTGGAACACGCCCGTGGGCCAGTTCGAACTGGTGGGCGACGCGCCCTTCGTGGAGTACGGCGCCGCCGGGCTGCAAGACGGCTTGCAGCTTGAGTTCTCGCAGGTGATCCCGTGAGGACGATGAACGCCGCCGCGCTGGCGCTGCTGGCGCGCATCCAGGCCGGCGAGAAGATCCCGGTGGTGCGCCTGGTCGAACTGATGTTCGCCGTGCCGGAGCGCTACTGCACCGCAGGTGCGCCGGTGGTGTGGGCCGGCAGCACCTGGCTGCCGCTGGGACTGGCCATCGAGGCGGTGGAGGACACCGCAGGCGAGATGCCGGCGCTGACGCTCACCGTGCCTGCCGTGAGCCCGGCGCAGATCAGCCTGGCGCTGACGCAGCCGGTGGCCGGCACGGCGGTGCGCATCTACGAGGCGCTCGTGGACCCGGCCACAGGGGCGGTGGCCGACGCGATGCTGAGCTGGTCGGGCGAACTCGGCGTGCCTGGCGTGGAGGACGGGCCGCGCGCGGCCATCACTGTGCTGGCCGAGCACCGCGGCACGGTGGCCACGCGCAACCGGCCAAGCCGCTACACCGACGACGAGCAGCAGCGCCTGTACCCAGGCGACACGTGCCTGAAGTTCGACCCGGCGCTCGACGCGGCGCCGCTTGCCTGGCCGGCGGCCAGCTTCTTCCGCCGGTGAGCGCATGAGCGGCTTCGGGAGCTTCGTTGCACTGGCGCTGTACGTCGTCGCCGGCTTCGCCACTGGCGGCGCCACCTGGGCCGCCGGCATCAGTGCAGGCTGGCTCATGGCCGCCGCCGCGGTGGTCAGCCTCATCGACGCGCGCGAGGACATGCGACGCGCCAAGAACCAAGCCCGCGACGCCTACAACGCGAGCCTGGCCGATCGCATGGAGATGGTCGATGTGTCGGCCGACCAGGCGCGCACCATCGTGCTCGGGCGCGTGCGCTGTGTCGAGGGCGTGCGCCGAAGCTGGGTGAGCGGCGCGAACAACCAGAAGCTGACGATGGTCGTCAGCTTCGCCGGCCACGAGATCGACGGCTTCGAGACCTTCTACTTCGACGACGTGGCGCTGACGCTTGACGGCAGCGGCTACGTGACGACGGCGCCCTACGCCAAGAGCCGCGACGAGGCCACGAGCTACGCCGGCACGCTGGACGGCAGCGGCGGCGGCGCCTTCACGCTGCCGTCCACGCCGCTGGCCGGCTCGGTGAGCGCGGTATCGACCACAGGCAGCGTCGCCGACCAGCAGCAGGTGCCGTGCACCGTGGTCAGCGTCGTCGGCAACGTGGTGACGCTTTCCGGCGGCTGGGCGTCGAGCCCGGTGGACATCACCTACCAGCGCACGGTCGTCACCTACACCGCGCGCATCCGGCCCTACCTCGGCACCGCGACGCAGAACATCGGCGCAGCGCTGGCCAGCGAGTACCCCGGCAAGATCACCAGCACCGACAAGTTCGCCGGCATCGCCTGCGCGGTGGTGGACATCGACTACGACCCCGATGTGTACACCCAGGGCCGGCCGAACGTGACGGCGCTCTTGCGCGGCGCCAAGGTGTACGACCCGCGCCTGGACAGCACGCAGCCAGGCGGCAGCGGCGCGCACCGCGCGGCGGACGCCTCCACGTGGGCGTTCAGCGAAAACCCCGCGCTGCACGCGCTGCACTACGCGCGCGCAGCCAGCGGCTGGGCCGTGCCCGCCTCCGAGATCGACCTGGCAGACGTGATGGCTGCGGCGACCGCGTGCGACGTGTCCACCGTCTTCACGCTGCGCAAGCCCGACAACAGCACAGAGGTGGTGAACCTGCCTCGCCACCGCTGCGGCATCGTCATCAAGAGCGACGCCGACCGGCGCGCGATGATGGACGAGATCATGAAGACGATGGCCGGCCGCCACGGCTGGGCCGGCGGGGTGTGGCGCATGCGCGCCGCCACCATGGCCAGCAGCGTCTTCGCGGTGGATGCCGGCTGGATCGCGCAGCTGCTCAACGAGGACGGCGAGCCGGCCAGCAGCGACGAGCCGGTGCTGCGCATCAGCAACGGCGTCGCGCGAGAGAACCGCGTGACGCGCGTCACCGGCAAGTGCATCCACCCGGCCGAGCGCTGGCAGCCGCTGCCGTTCCCGGCCGTGCAGGACGCCACCCGCATCGCGGCCGATGGCGGCATCCCGATGCCGCTGGAGGTGAGCTTCGAGGGCGTGAACGACCCGGCGCACGCGCAGCACCTGGCGAGCCTCCTGATCCGCCAGGCAGCGGCGGGCCTGCGCATGCAGCTGCGCTGCAACCTGAACGCGTTCCGCTGCGAGCTGTTCGACGTTGGCACCGTCACGCTCGACCGCTTCGGCATGAGCGCCAAGACCTTCGAGGTGCTCGGCTGGCGCTGGGCTCAGAACGAGGGCGTGCAGCTCGAACTGGCCGAGATCGACGCGGCGATGTTCACGCCGCTGGCGGAACTCAAGGGCGTCGATCCAGCGCCCGACAGCGACTTGCCGGCTCCGTGGGACGTGCAGGCCATCACCGGCCTGGCGGTCGTCAGCGGCACGGAGGAGTTGAGCGACAGCAGCGTCCTCACGCGCACGAAGATCGCCTGGGACGCAGTGACGCAGGGCAGCGTGCTCGCCGGCGGGCAGGTGGAGGTGCAGTACATCGAGGTCACCGAAGTTGCCGGAAGCAACTGGGCAAGCTGGGTCGAGAACGGCTCGGCCACCTCGGCGGTGATCCCGGGCCTGAAGAGCGGCGTTCACTATGCATTCCGCGCCCGCGCCATCCAGGCGCTGCCGCTGGTGCGCGGGCCGTGGTCGGCGCTGCTGGTGGCCGCACCCGTGGTGTCTGTACTTGCGCCGCCGCCGTCGGCGCCCACTGATCTGGTGGCGGCGTTCGAGCCCTTCGGCGTGCGCCTGAGCTGCGCACGCAACCCAGAGGCCGATGTCGTCGGCTACGAGTGGCGCGTCGGTGCCGAGTGGGCCACGGCCACGGTACTCGACCGCGCAGGTGGCACCTCGCATCTTTATCAAGTGCAGGTGGCCGGCGGATTCACCGTGTGGGTTGCCGCGGTGGATGTGCTCGGCCAGGTCAGCCAGCCGTCGAGTCTCGTCGTGACTCCGGCCGGCGGCTCGGTGACGGGCCTCACGGCGCAGCTGGCGGGCGTCGACATCCAGCTGAGCTTCACCGGCGTGCCCGGCAGCTTCGCTGTCGCGGGCTACGAACTGAGATTCGGCGATACGTACGCCACGGCCACCGCGGCGGGCATGGCGCAGACGACGCGTGTCATCCGCCGCGTGGACTGGGGCGGCAACCGCCGCTGGTGGGTGACGGCGATCGACGTGCGCGGCAATCTCGGCGCGCCCGCGAGCGTGGATGTGGTCATCACGGCGCCTGGTGCGCCTGCGACCGCGCGCGCCGAGACTGTCGACAACAACGTGCTGTTGTTCTGGGGCGCGCCGGCCAGCGGCTCGCTGCCGGTGGAGCGCTACGACGTGCGCAAGGGCGCGAGTTTCGACGACGGCACGGTCGTCGGATCCAACGGCAACAGCACCTTCGCCGCCGTGTTCGAGCACGCCGCAGGCACCTACACCTACTGGGTCGCCGCGATGGACAGCGCCGGCAACCGAGGCACGCCATTGAGCATCGTCGCGCGTGTGACGCAACCGCCCGACTACGTGCTGCGCACCACCTGGCAGTCGGCCTTCGGCGGCACCCTGACGAACATGGTGCTCGACGGGGGCGCGCTGGTCGGGCCGTTCGACACGAGCGAGACGTGGGCCACGCACTTCAGTTCGCGTTCGTGGGCCAATCCGCAGGCGCAGGTCGATGCCGGATACCCGCGATACCTGCAACCCAGCGCGACGACCGGCACCTACAGCGAGACGTTCGACTACGGCGCAACGCTGTCGGCGACAACGATCACCGCGACGCTCTACTACGAGACGGTAGCGGGGCACGTCGATGTCGTCTGCCAGCTCGACTACAAGGTCGCTGAGGGCGACGCGTGGACAGCCGGGCCCGCCGGCGCCACGAGTGTGCTCGCGCCTTCCTTCCGCTACGTGCGCGTCACATGGACCTTCTACTGCACGCTGGGCGCGAACCTGATTCGAGCCACGGGCTTCGAGGTCAAGCTGGCCAACAAGCTGCGCACAGAAAGCGGCGAGTTCACGATCACCGACGCCGACGCGGGCGTGTTCGTGCCCTTCAGCGTGCCGTTTGTCGATGCCGACACGCCGATCCTTCAGCCTGATGGGACGACACCGCGCGTGCCGGTGGTGGACTTCGCCGATGTCGCATTTCCCTCTGGCTTCACGGCCTATCTCTACGACATGGCCGGCGCCAAGGTCACGGGCTCGGGCTCGTGGACTGTGCGTGGCTATGTGGGAGAGCCGATGCCCGTGGCACCGCCGCCACCGCCACCGCCTCCTCCGCCCGGTGACCCCATCGGCGACCCGGTGGTGTTCGACAACGGCGTGCCTGATGGCGGCGCGGTGATCTTCTCGGGTCAGCTGCAAGTCGGCGAGCGGCCCGTGGGCATGCACTGGACGCAGTTCACATCGAGCTACGGTGGCGCCGAGGGCGGGCCGATGGGAGCGTCCGACGAACTCCACGTCAACTCGTTCCGCATCTACGGCTCCTACAAGCTGTACTGGAGCCACACCGAGCCCGCCGCGAACGGCGTGTACGACTGGACCGAGTGGGACAAGGCCGAGGCGTTCTTTGCGCGCAGCGGCATCGACTACATCCAGGTCAACCTGCACGGTGTGCCGGCGGGCTACCGCACCGTTGCCGAGAACCCCGAGACGGGCGGCTGGTCGATGCAGTGCCCGACCTCGGAGAGCGCGCTGCACAACTACCTCGACGCGCTGTTCAACCGCTACCCGCGGCTGAAGATGGTCGAAGTCGCCAACGAGGTGTGGACGAACAACAGCGGCATCGCCTACGGCGTGTACTGGGCGCCGTCCGTCGTGGCTGGGCCGCCCACGGGCGAGGCTTCGCTGTTCCAGCTCATGAACTGGGTGCTGAACTGGAAGGCCGCCTACAACACCGCACACCCCGGGCGCGGCGTGAAGGTGCAGGCCCCGAGCATTCCGGGCACACAGTGGCACGTCGGCTACATCCTCCAGGTGTGGGACCGGTACCAGACGCTGCACGGTCGCATTGCGGAGTTCGATTCGTTCTCGCTGCACTGCTACAACACCGACTACACCAACGTCCACCAGTACGGCGTCTCGGGATTGCCCGAGTACCGCGACGGGCTCGTTGCGCGTGGTCTGGGCAACAAGGAACTGCGCGACGGCGAGCGCGGCTTCCCCGGTGGCACCACGGTGACGCCGGCGCGCGTCTACAACACCGTCGTGCGAGAACTGCTTGCGGGGGCGAGCGGCATCGACTTCTTTTTCTATGGCAGCGACGGCGCCGACGAGACGAACCTCGGTGAGCCATACACCGATGCGACTCTGCGACAGCATGGCTACGAGCACGCGGCGCTGCTGAAGAACTGCACCATCACCCGCGTTACTGCCGGCGCCGGCACGGGCGTGAACTCCGGCAAGTGGCGCGTCGAGGGCTACACGGCTGGCGCTGGTGGCGGTGGTGGTGGTGGCGGAGGAGGTGGAGGTGGTGGTGGTGGTGGTTCTTCGCCGGCGTTCCCGATCCTGAAGACGAGCGACACGGTTGGCTCGAGTGCCGGTGCAACGACCGCGGCCGTGGCAACGACGAGTGGGCGCAAGGAACTGCTCGCCGTGATGGTGGCGCCTGGCACGGGCGTGTCCACGGCAATCACCATCTCTGGCTGGACCAAGGTCGCCGAGCGCAACTACAACGCCGGTGACGTGGAGCGCACGATCTCTCTGTGGGAGCGCGCAGGCACCGGCGGCAACCTCAGCGCCACGATTGCTACCCCGGGCGGGGTCACATACCCCGAGATGGGCTGGGCGTGGGTCGAATGGTCCGACGTGGCCAGCCTGCGCAACCCGACCACCGCGATCGGCGCAGGGGCGGCACCGGCGGTCACCCTGCCGGCCTTCGCCAACGCCAACAACGCGACGCTGGAGATCATCGGTTGCGCCGGCCAGCTCACGCCGGCCGCAGGCGCTGGGTTCACGACGCTTGCCGCCATCAGCGGTCCCTTCTACGGCGACAACCTTCTGGTGGCCTGGCGCGCCAACAACGACACCAGCGTCGATGGCGGCGGCACGGGCTCGGACTACTGGGGAATCATCGGCGTGGAGCTGGTGGTGCCTTGATGCGAGAAGAGCATGCCGATCAACTTCAATGAGCCGACGACCACCACCAACTATGTGACGCTGGTCAGCGGGCTGGTCAGTTCGTTCGGTGCGCTGGCGCAGTGGCTCGACCCTGCCGTGGCAGGCACGCTCACAGGCACGCCCACCGGCGCCTACCGCATCAACGCGGGCGAAGTGCAGCGCTTCAACGGCACGAGCTGGGCGGCGCAGCCAGTCAACGGCATTCAGTTCTCCGCTGGCAACGCCGGCAACGGGCGCGCCCCGACGAGTGCGTTCGACGTGTACCGTGCCGCAGGTGACGTGATCAGCACTGTCGAGAGTGGAGCGGGCAGCTCGGTGAGTGCGGCGGTGCGGACGAAAAATGCCACCCGGTCGTGGCTCTTTGGCGTCGGGCCCGGGCTTGGCACAGACGCATGGACGCTGCGTGACGAGACCGCTGCGATCACGCGGCTCGTGGTTCGCAGCGACGGCAATGTGGGCATCGGCGACACGAACCCCGGGCAACGCCTGGTGGTGAATGGCAGTGCAGTCGCAACAGCGCTGGGCGCCGGCGTCAGCGTGCCGAGCGTTACGCTGCACGTCGACGGTGGCTCGACCAACGAGGTCGCGCGCTTCGCGGGCACTGGCGACACCTACCTGTCCATGTACCGCAGCGGCACCCGCCGCAGCTACATGCAGGCGCACTCGACGGCCGGCATGTTGTTCGTGCAGGAAGAGAACCTGCCAATGACCTGGTACACGAACAACACGGCGCGCGGCCGGTTCGACGGCGCGGGGAACTTCGCGGTCACCAATCTCGGGCGCTTTGCCGGCTGGTTCGATGCGCCTGCCGGCTCGCTCACAGGCTTGGCCGCAGAGGTCGGCATCTCCAGCGGCGCCGGCTGGCTCACCGCCTACAACCGTGGCGCTGGCACCTATGCCGACCTGAACATCCAGGGCACCAACCTGCGCCTGCGCAACGGCGCCGGCACCGAGGTCGCCACCGTCACCAGCGGCGGCACTTTTCAGTATGCCGGCATCGAAGTCGGCTGGCGCAGCGTGCCGCGGGCGTCCTACAGCTCGACGCCGGGGGCCGGATACGCCGGGCAGTGCATGGCTGCCACCGGCACGGTCACGATCCCCGCGAGCACGTTCGCCGCCGGGGGCTGCATGAGCATCTACAACGACAGCGCCAGCGCGATCACGCTGGGCGAGGGCTCGGGCCTGACGCTGCGGCTGGCGGGCACCACGACAACGGGCCACCGCACGCTCGCCCCGCGGGGGCTCGCGACGATCTGGTTCAACTCGGCCTCCGAGGGGGTCGCCGGCGGGAGCGGCCTGTCGTGATGACGCAGCTGCTCATGGGTGGGGGTGGCGGCGTCGTCGTGCCGCTGCCCGGTGGCACGGCATACGACTCGCGCGTGCTCGCCACCGCCACCGCGACTGTGACCGCTGCGCGCGACGGCACGCTCACCGGCAGCGGCAACCTCTCCTCATTCGCGCATGCGTGGTACCGCAACGGCGCGGCGTCGATCGGAGACACGTACTGGGTCAAAGCCACGGTGACCGCAGGCTCCCTGTCCACCGGCTCGACGAGCTGGCAGCAACTCACCGCGAACCGCTCATGGACGGTGCAGCGCACGTCCGGCGGGGGAGCGAGCGCGACCATCACGCTGGCGATCAGCACCGCAGGCAGCGACGCGACCATCGTGTCTTCTGGCAGCTACCAACTCAACGCCGACTATGAAGTCTGACCCCATCGCCTACACCGTGCCTGCCGAGTTGATGCAGGCCATCGTCTCGACGCTCAACACGATGCCGGCCGGTCAGGTGCGCGCGCTGCTCAACGCCATCGAGGCCGAGTGCGTGCGGCAGGACCAGATGCGCGAGGCCGCTCGCAGGATGCGCGAGTCGATCGGCGCTCAACCGACTGCGCCCGCCGCAATGCTCACCGACTCCGAAGGCTGAAGGAGGAAGCCATGCAGATCTCGCAGGACAAGATCGCTCATCTGACCTGGGGCGCCGGGCTCGCGCTCGTGGTCGGCTGCACGGCGCTCGTCACCAAGGCGAGCCCGGCGCTCGCCATCGCGCTCGCCTCGGCGGCGTTGGGTGTCGGCGTCGAGCTGTACCAGAAGGCGCGCAACGAGGGCGAGCCGAGCTGGCTGGATGCGCTGGCGACAGCGGCGCCGGGCCTGCTGCTGGCCGGCATCGTGGCGCTGGGGGCGGGCTGATGGACGAGACCAAGCCCGGCGATCTGCGAGGCACGGACTCGGAGGGCCGCGTGCGCATTGACCGCGTGATCCCGCTGCCGTGGGTGCTCGGCATGCTCGGCGCCGTGGTC